TGCCGGTCCAGGCCTGCGTGACGATGTTCGAGCCGGTCTGCCCCGCGCCGTTCACAGTCGGAGATCCGCCCTGCAGCCCCGTGGTGAATGTGGGAGCGTTCTGGGTCATGAACCAGTCAAAGCCCAGACCTTTCGCGACCAGGCCCTTGAAGTAGTCGGCCTCGCCGCCCTCGCCTTTCGCGAGGTTGCGCAGGAAGGCAAACGTCGAAGTTCCAGAACCAGTTGCGACCAGGCCCTGCAGAGCGGGGAAAATCGCACGCTGCATGCGGGGCGAGAGGTGGACCGAGAGTCCTTCCTCGTCGTCGATCGGGAAGCCTTCGTCGGCCAGCACCTGCAAAGCGTTCAGGTACGTGTCTGCGGTCGAGGGCACAGTTCCCGGCGTCCCGACTTCTGCCGGCACGTTCACAAACTGCTGCAGGCCGTCATAGTCGATGTCGTTGGCGAGCTGGACGATTTTTGGTTTCGTGACGCGGTTGGTGAAGTCATCGAGCGAGAGAGAAAGGTCGCTCGAAGTGAAAGCGCAGGCCTGCTGATACTGCTTGTTCAAAATCAGCGGGGTTGAGCGCTCGATGTAGTCCTGCAGCTGGATGCCTTGCCCAGCGGTGGAGACGGAGCGCGCGGGCTTGCGGATGTTGAGGATGTAGCCGATCTTCGCGCCGGCGCGGCCGAACTTGTCGTCGTAGCGGCGGACGACCTTCTTGGTGAAGGAGATCGAGTTTTCAAGCACCATCAGGTTCTTGAAGCTGATCTCCTGGTTGGTGAGGATCATGTTTGCCAAAGGAGTGCTCCTAAATCACCTGCCCGCGCGCTGGGCGGCTTTGAAGGCGCGGAAATCGCGCTTCTTGGCAGCTTCGCTCGAAGTCAGCGTGGAAGAAGTGGCCGCGGTGCTCACCGGCTTGACCGGTTCCGGGAGTCTCGGCTTGGGTTTGCGTGTGACTCCGCCGCCAGCCGCGCCTGGATCGGGCGCGCCAGTCTTCAGCCTCGTCGAGAGGCGACCGACTTCCATGGCAGCGGAGAGTGGGCTCATTTCCGCGAGCCGGCGGGCATAGTCTGGGTGTTTCCCGATGTAGTACGTCACATCGGGGCCATTCTCCAGCTCCATCACCGCCAGATAGACCGTTTCGTGAATCGGAAGGGACTGATTCACTACTTCGTCCCAGTCGTCGTGCTCTTCCTTGAACTCGGCGACCGACGATTGATAGTTTTCGAGATTCTCTTTCAGTCGCGCCTGGATGGCGTTCTGTTGATTGTCCGCAGTTTCCTTGGCGCGGCGCAGCTGGTAGCGATAGTCGAACATCGCCTCTTCGTACTCGGCGTCGCTCTTGAACTTGTCGCGCTTCGGAGCCTCCGGAACTTTGACCGCGGGCTCTGCCGTGCGGGGTGTTTTGCCTTCGAGCGCGGCGATGCGGTCGTTAGCTAATTTCAGCTGGTCACGCAGCTCCTTGGTGGCGCGCTCGATCGCGCGCTGCTTGCGCGTCGGTTTCGGCTGGGCGGCGCGGCGTTGCTCTTCTTCCTGCTCTTCCTCTTGCTCGGCCGCGGCTGCGACTTTCTCATCGTGCTCTTCTTTCGCCTCGTTGAAGGCTTCTTCGGTTTCAAAATCCTCGCGCTTCGGTTCGACCGGCGCCTCCGCCTCCGCGGCCTCTGGTTTCTCGGGCTCGTAGCCGTTGTCGGTGAGAACTTTCTCGATGGCTTCTTGCGTCGCGCCCTGGGAGCTGCTCGACAAAATAATTCCTGATGGCGTCATCACTTCCTCCTGGTGTGGGTGTGTGGATCGTCTTGGGTTGAGGGAAAGCTCATCAGCGCAAACCGACGAGCACGTTGAATGGAGTGTTGGTGGTGTTCATGGCCTGCATCGCCGTTCCAATGACGGTGCCGGCCGTGTAGGTCGCGGTGCACTGCACGTGGCCAGCGGTAAGTGTTCCGACGATGACGAAGTTGCCGATCGCGCACGTGCCGGTGCCGGCCGTGTCGAACAGCATCGGCACCAGGCCAGTCGTCACGACTGAGGCATAACCGCCGGCCGCGGCCGAAGCGTAGGAGACTCCGACGACGACGCCCGCGCCCGTATCAGTGGTGATGGTGGGCTTCACTTGGTTCGCAGCCGCTGTGTCCCATTTCACGGGCACACCGAAGACGGCGATCGCGGACGTCGAAATGATGGGGAAACCGAAAGCGTTTCCGATGAAGTGAGGGAGCCCGGTGCAGGTTGTTCTCAGCTGCGGTGTTGCCAGGCCCGTCTGACCATTGTTCGTCTGAGCCACGGTCGTCGTGTGCCCGATCGAGTAGCTCATCACATAGTCGCTGCCGGGAGCCGAGGAGAAGCTGAAACATTTCCTGCCGTAGACGTTGTCCTGGATGTCGAGCGCGCCGGCACCGTTCATCATGTTGACGTTGCGGAACTCCACGTCGCCGATCGCATTCGCATCCGAAGGCTGGCTGCCGATGTCGGCCATAATGGCGGAGCCGGTTCCGGGACAGGTCGCGGTGGCGCCGCAAGCCGATCCGAAGCCACCGTCGAAAGAAACTCCGGAAGTGCGCGAGAGTGGCGAAGCGGTCGAGGCAGTGTAGACAAAATAGAAAGTGGCGGAGCGGTTCGCATCGCCAGCCACGTCGTAGCCGGTGGGATAGTACTCCGTGTGGGTGTCGTCGATCTCGACGTGCGTGCCGTAGACGGCGAAGCATGCCCCATACGTGCCAGGAGTGCCGGAGATCCCGCCCTGGCCGTAGACCTGGCCGGATGGCGTCGCGCCCCACAATTCAGGCACGGGTAATCCGCCGCTGGCGGACTTGTCGTTGATGGTGCATGTGGCGTGGCCGTAAACGCGCCCCGCGCCTTGCTGCCCGACGGTGCCGGTGAACAGGAAGCCTCGCATGTTCGAGTTCACGCAAGGGTCCACTCCGCCCACATCGATTGTCGCTTGTGCAGTTCCCGCCCCGCAGCTCATCGTGGTTCCCAGTGGGACCGTGCCAGGCGTGCCGGCGACAGCCGAAGAGCAACCCGACGATCCGCCGCGGCAGGCACAACCACCATTCAATCCGCACGTGATCGAAATGATGTTCTGGGAGATGGGACCGTAGGGTCCGGAGTTGGTTGCGCCCGCAGCCGCGCCATTGTAAGCCGGAGACTCATCGACGCGTCCACCATAGACCGTGGCATTCCAGGAGTTCACGCTGCCGATGCCGTTCAACTCCTGCCCGGCGCCCTGCACCCAGCCACCGCAACCGATCATGTAGGAGCAATCGATGGTGAGGTTGTCGATGCGACTGCCGAACGTTCCGTTGCCAGCGCCCGAGCCGATGTTGATCAGCGGAGTGTCGAAGTAAGCCGTGCCGCATGCGGAGGCGCAGGTGGCGAAGCCAGTCGTGACCGCGATGTGAAATGTTTGCGGCGTCGAAGCGCAGCCTGTGGTGTTGCAGTCGTTGATCATCCAGGCGGCGTTGTTCACGGCGTTTGCGCCGGTCGCGCCCGAGATGGTGATCATCCGGTACTGCCCGATGGCGTTGACGGTGTTTGCCGTCGAGAAGGGCTTGCCAACCATCGTCACTAATGAAAGATTCGCCGCGGGCGCGCCGGTCGAGGTGATCGTGCCGGACTGGATGATGAAGCCGCCGTGCAGGCAGGGATAGATTGCCGGATTGCAGGCGCGAATATAGGTGCCGCTCAAAAGGTTTCCAACACTGCCGTATTGCGGAGTGAGAGCGGCCTGCGCCGTGCCTTGCCCGACCACCCAGAGCCCGGTCGGCACGAGCACTGTGCTCATGCCATCGACCGAAATGATGTGCGGGTTCGAGGCGGGGCAATTGTTGCGGAACTCAAACAGCCCGTTCATCAGGTTGTTCGCGACGCCATTGAAAGGCTGCACCGACCAGGTCTGAATCCCGCAGAGATCATCGACGATGTGGCAGCCGCCGACTTTCGCGCAGCCGGACTGCGTTACGGCCGCCTGAATCGCAGCGGACTCATCGGTCGCACTCGGGCAGGCCGCTTGCCCGCCGCAGAACGCAGAGAGGAAAAGGGAACTCCCCGTCGTCCCGACCGGGCCGCCAATCACGAGTTGGCCGGTGAGCGTCGCGCCGATCCAGTTCTGCTGCTGCGGGACAGCTCCCGAAAGCAAGAGACTTGAAACGATGACGCCGG